ACGGATCAGCACATTCTACGCCGATGCAATGCAGGCGTGATGTGGGCAATCAAGCGGGCGTGCGTAACCGATCAGGCGGCGCCGCCCCATTTGGTAAAGGAGGGGCTTTCGGCTTTGGTCAAAGAGGGCCGATAATGCGTTGACAATCAGCGCGCGCAAGGTAAATTAGCATCGCGGGGCGATTATTGGATTGCTTCCGCGATCCGCTTTCAGGCGGCACGACATCGGCAATAATGCCATCCCATCCCCGGGTTTGTCGTGCCTCCTGAGCGCGGACAGGGTGGGAGGGTTCGCGAGCCCTCTGTGAGTTCGAATCTCACGTCGCGCGCAACCCACGATCTGAACCTCGGTACACCGGGCAGTAGGATCGTCCCAGCGGGTAAATCCGCAAGCGCCCCGGCGCTATAACCGGGACCGGGGGCGTAGCCGGGATAAGACGCAGGGCACTTGCATGGACGGTTAGTCTCACCCCGCCGGGAGGGTGGCCCGCATCCCGGCATCACTTCTTCGGCGGTCTGCCTCTCGGCAACTCAATCTCCGCTGCGGCCTCGACTTCCTCGCGGCAGGCATCAACTCTACGCTGCGCCTCGGCCATGTATTCGTCGGACAATGCGTTGATCTCGTCGGCCAGATCCGCCGGGAGAATGCCGCCAACGTAACCCATGCCCATCTCGTGTTCTGTCACGTAGATAAGGCAAGCCTTATTCGGTTTGCGTGGCGGTGGAGGCCTCGTGCTGTGGTTCACGTTGTGAAGCGGTTTCTCATCGCGGATCGCCTTGATCTCCGCTCGAATGGCATCGGTTCGATTGGCGAACTTCTCCACGTCAACACGGGAAATGTTCTGGGCCCAGTCTGAATTGAGGTTGTGCTGGGCGAGGCGCGCAACCGCGTGAAGCGAAATGCCAACGTAGAGCAAGCGCCCGTCTGCGTCGAAGTGTCGGTAAAGTTGGGTCATTGGCTCCCCATCGGGCGATCGCCCATCGAAATAGCGGTGCAGGCAAGGGCAACATAGCGAGGCACACCCCCTGTCGCTTCCCACTTCATGAGGCTCGTCTTTGAGCATCCGAGTGCTTCGGAAGCCTCACGGAGTGACATCTTGTGCCGCTCTCGCCAAGCCTTGAGTTCCGCGCCGGTCATTGTGTCAATCTCCGCCTGATGGGTCAGATATGGACCAACCTATGAGTTGGGTCAAGTCTGTTACATCTGCTCAACGTCAGCGGTGGCGGGACACGTGGGATGCACAAGACAGCACGCTGGCAGGCTCAGTGCCTCGCCATTCTCTTTGCTGGAGCAAGCAATGGCTCACATATTTGCAACACGTCGAGGCGCAGCCTTTCGGGAGCGCATCCTGGATCGCGACCTATGGGTATGCCAAATGTGCGGCGCCCAACTTGGGTATGGCAAAGAAGATCCTCGGTCCGCAGTAGTCGATCACATAAAGCCGATGGTTCTCTGCCCTGATCTGGCATGGGACGCCAGCAATTGCCGATCGGTGTGCAGGGCCGACCATGACGGACCATGTGCAAGTATAGAGGCGAAGCACCAGGGAGACGCCGAGGCGATTGCCAAGGCGAAGCTGCATTACCATCCGGGCGGATACGACCAAACGGGCAGACCGCTTGACCCTAACCACCCCTGGAATGGGTGAGCCACCTGCTCCAGCCGGGGGGGTGGTCGAAACTAAAAGTGGTCGCGACCGGAAACCTGCGCCCGAGCTTCGTTCGCAATGAGAGCTGCCGCAATATAGGGTAGGGGTGTTGACCAACATGAAACCACGGCAGCCACGCTATTCGCAGATCTTCGGCGACGACGAGGAAAAAGCCGAAACGGCAAAGGAGGTATGGCGCGAGGTCGTGGATGACCTGATTTCGCGCGGTGCCTTAACCCCGATCCGGGTGAAGATCGCTGACCGCTACGCGAGGTCGGTTGCCGAATATGTTTCTCTGTATCCGGTGGCGGTTGCGGAGGGTCCGGTCAAGGTTGGGCCGAATGGCGGGGATGTCTTCAACTTCAAATGGTCGGCCGTCGAGAAGCTGAACGACAGGATGGCGAAGTTCGAGGATCAGTTGCGGGTCGATCTGCGCCACTCGGATGTAGGCGACGCACCACCTGGGGTCACAAAGAAAACGAAGGCCGATGACTATCTCAGGGAGTGACCCGACGACGAAATACGCAAATGACGTATTGACGGGAAAGATCATCGCCGGGGAGTTTGCGCGGCTTGCGGCGAAGCGGCATCTGACCGATCTCGCCGAGGGCTCCGTTCGGGGTTTGGTATGGGATGTTGACGCAGCTAGCCGAGCGATCGGGTTCTTTCCTGCCGTCCTGAGCATCACGGAGGGCGCGAAGGAAGGCGCTCCATTCCACTTGCTGCCCTGGCATGTTTTCGTAGTCGGTTCGGTTTACGGCTGGCGGGACGCGGCCGGGCACCGCCGCTTTCGGTCGGTCTGGCTGGAGACGGGCAAGGGGCAAGCGAAGTCGCCGCTGATGGCGGGGCTCGGCCTCTACGAGATTACCGGAAGGCAAAGGCGCCGGGCAGAGGTCTATTGCATCGGCGAAGACCGGAAGACGGCGAACGTGATGTTTCGGGATGCGGTCGCCATGTGCCGCGCCCCGATACCCGATAAGGATGGCGAGACTTTAGAAAACTCTGGTCGCGTCATCATTCGCGGGTTCGGTGACAACGCATGGAAGGTTGAGCACCCGTCCAGCGGGTCAAAGATGGAGCCGGTCGCGAACACGGATGCGATCTCCGGGCCGAAACCGACGCTGGTTCTGGCCGACGAAATCCATGAGATGAAGACCAACAAGGCGCTGTCTATCTGGCGTTCTGCTATCGCCAAGATGAGCGGCGACCCGATGATGGTTCTCGGGACCAACACGCCGAGCATAGATCAGGCAGTCGGAACGGAGCTATCGGAGTTCTATCAGAAGGTTCTGCGGGGCGAGTTCACCGACGATGGGGCGTTCGCTTTCATCGCGCGAACGGACAAGGACGACGACCCGTTCAACGATGAGAGTTGCTGGGTCAAGTCGCTTCCCGCGCTTGGCATCACCTATCCGGTGGCGAACGTCAGGAAGGAAGTTGAGACATCGAAGTGGATGATCTCGACGGCACTGACGACGAAGAGGCTTTATTTTGGCATCCCGGTCGGGACTGCCGGTTTCTGGATCAGTGAAGACGCCTGGGAAAGCACGCAAGGCGAAGTTGACGAGGATGCGATGCGCGGGCGGCGTTGCCACCTGTCGCTGGACCTTTCGCAGAAGAATGACCTCACCGCCCTTTCGGCCTGCTGGGAAGGCGACACACTTGCGGTAAAGACTTGGTATTGGACTCGCGATTTCGAGGTCGCAGCGCGCAGCACTGCCGACAAGATCAATTATCGCGAGATCGCCGAGGCGGGCCAACTGACAATTACGGCAGGCCGAACGATCGACTATTCTTTCGTCGCCGAGCAGGTTCGGGTGCTGTGTGCGAGACATGAAGTCGAGCAGCTTGTTGTGGACGCAGCGCACCTTGAGGACTTTATGAAGGCGTGCCGAGAAAACGGATTCGATGTCTGGATGTTCGAGGGTGAGGATGAGCCGACTGGTGTCGGTCTTCGGATCGTCCGCCACGCGCAGGGCAAGCGGGTGGTTTTTGAGGGCCAGATGCTTTGTATGCCGATCTCAATTCGGCACCTTGAGGATCACATTCTCAAGGGCACGCTGATAATCGAGCGGAACCGGCTAACGACGATCTGCGCGTCTAACGCGGTCTTGGACACGGACGCGCAAAAGAACAAGGCATTCGACAAGAACAGGTCTCGGGGCCGCATCGATGGAATGGTGACAATCGCGATGGCTGTCGGTTCGGCGACAAGCGCGATGGAGGGTCGAGAGTTCGACGTGGCGGCCATGTTCGCCTGAACAGGAGAAGCCAATATGAGCATTATCCACAAGGCCGCCCCTGGCAAGGGGGACGGCCTAACCTTCGTTCTGAGCGACGCGACCCGCGACCGCTACGGCGACGAAATCGTGGCGTCCGGATGGGACTTGCGGGCGTTCAAGCAGAACCCGATTGCGCTGTTCGGCCACTCCTCGGCGTTCCCGGTGGGGACGTGGAAGAACCTCCGCATCGAGGGCGGCAAGCTGCTGGGCGACCTCGCACTTGCGGCGCGGGGCACGTCGCAGCGGATTGACGAGCTGATTTCGCTTGTCGAGCAGGGCATTCTCCGCGCCGTTTCGGTCGGTTTCAAGCCGGTCGAGAGCGAACCGCTGGAGGATGGCGGTCGACGCTACACCAAGCAGGAGCTTCTGGAGACATCGCTTGTCTCCGTTCCTGCGAACCCTTCGGCTCTGGCGGTCGCCAAGTCGATGCAGATTTCCGACGACACTCTCTCGCTGGCCTTTGACGAGCAAGTCACGAAGGGCACGGGGACGGAGCGTCGCGGCACCTACGGCGAGCACGCCGCGACCCACTCCACAAGGAAAACAAAGATGAACCTCTCTCAGCGCATCGAAGCGATGCATGAGGATCTTGTGACCGCGAAGGACGCGCTCACGGCCCTCCAGAACGACGACGATTTTGACGCCGACGCCATCAACGAGGCGAACGACAAGATCGAAGGTCTCGAAACCAAGCTCGCTGCGCTCAAGCGGTCGGAGCAGAACCTTGCCGCCAAGTCGGCCCCGTCGGAAAATCGAACGGTTCCCGCCACGGCGGCTCGCCGTCCGCTCGGCGTTGCTGGCAAGTCCGGCAAGCCTTCGGACATCATCGTGCGCTCGGCTGCGGTCTTCGCGGTATCTCAGGCGGCGGGAAAGCCGGTCGAGGACATCCTCGCCAAGATGTATGGCGACGACGAATCCACCGGCATGGTGGTCAAGGCGGCGGTGGCCGGCGCGACGACCACGACCTCGGGATGGGCCGCCGAACTCGTCAACGAAGCCATGACGGATTTCCTCGAAAGCCTCCGGCCGATGTCGGTTTATCCGGCTCTCGCGGCGGCTGGCGGTGGGCGACTGGCGTTCGGTCCGAACCAGGGCTCGATCAAGGTTCCGTCGCGGGCATCCACGCCCAGCATCGGCGGTTCATTCGTCGGTGAAGGCGCTCCGATCCCGGTTCGCCGGCTCGGCCTGACCTCGATCACCCTCTCGCCGAAGAAGATGGGCGTCATTTCGGTCTTCTCCCGCGAGATTGCCCGCTACTCGACGCCGGCAATTGAAGCCCTGATCCGCCAGGAAATCCAGAACGACACCGCTGTCACGCTTGACAGCATCCTTCTGGACGCCAGCGCAGCCAGCGCGGTTCGCCCCGCCGGCCTGCTCAACGGCGTCACGCCTCTGACGGCTACGGTCGGCGGTGGCTACGGATCAATCCTTGGCGACCTTCGCAATCTGCGGGCGCCATTCACGGCGGCCAACGCTGCGGCCAACCTCATGCTCCTGATGAACCCGGAGCAAGAGGAATCGCTGAACCTGACGCCTGGCGCTGATGGCTCCCTTGGTTGGACCAGCGGCATCATCAGCCGGTATCGGGTGGCGTCGTCCACGGCGATCCCGATCAGAACCGTCATCATGGTCAAGGCCGATGACTTCGTCTCGGCCACGGGTGACACGCCGGAGTTCGAGACGAGCAACGACGCGACCATCCACATGGAGGACACGGCGCCCGCTCAGATCGGCACCGCCGGCACGCCTAACGTTGTCGCCGCGCCGGTCCAGTCGATGTTCCAGACCGCCCAGACCAGCATTCGGATGCTGATGGACGTATCGTGGGCCATGCGTCGCGGCGGCATGGTGCAGGTGATTCCGGATGTGAACTGGTAAAAATGAAGGCGGGGCGGCGCGATGTCGCCCCTTCTTTCCCAGCAAAGGAGGCCATCATGGCGAAGAAGGGTGAAGACGAGTTCACTGCGGAGGCCCGCGAGGCGTCCGAAGCAACTCTGCAAGAGCAGTCGAAGATGCGGCCAGTTCCGTCGCAGGACGACGCCGATCGCATCAAGCGTGGTGAGCGGGTTAATGCCGACGCAGACCAGCCGAAGGGGCCGGCGGCCGACGCGGCAAAGGAGGCGGCGGAAGCCAACGAGGATGCCAAGCGGCGCACTGCAACGGCTGACGGGTCCGCCCCTTATAAGACCCGTGCAGCGAGCAAGGGCGAGTAACCGGCCTTGGGCCTTCTCTCGCGCATCTTTCACCCTTCGGCTGTCAAGGCGGCCGAAGGGTCATACCGGGACGGTCCTTACATGCTGCCCGGCGGATGGCTGCCCGCAGGTTCCGCATGGAACTTCTGGCAACTCGGCCAGAACGTGCGCCCATACGGTCAGCAGTCCGCGATGGTGGAGGCGTGCGTCTCTGCTTACGCGCAGACGATTGCGATGTGCCCCGGCGACCACTGGCGCACCTTGCCGAACGGTGGACGGGAGCGGGTTACGGCATCAGCCTTGACGCGCATCCTGCGTCAGCCGAACCAATACCAGTCCATCTCTGACTTCCTGATGAACCTCGTCCGGTCGGTATACCTCGACGGGAACGGTTACGCGCTGGCGCTCAGGAACGACAGGAACGAGATATCCGAGCTGCACCTGATGAACCCGCGCCATTGTGGCGTGCGCGTGTCCGAAGCCGGAGATGTTTTCTATGATCTTGGCGGCAATGAACTGATCGAGCGCCGTTTCGGTGGCGACTTGATTGTTCCCGCCCGCGACGTGCTCCATGTGCGACTTCACACCCCCGGCCACCCGCTCAAAGGCGCGTCTCCGATCCTGGCTGCCGCTCTGGACATGGCGGCGGCGGACGCGCTGACCCGGCAACAGATCGCGTTCTTCTCCAACCAAGCCCGCCCGAGCTTCATTTTGTCCACCGATGAGAAGTGGACTAAGGAACAGGCCGATCAGGCTCGCGCGGCATGGGAAGCGCAGACGACTGGCGAAAATGCCGGCAAGACCGCAATCACCGGATGGGGCATCAAACCTCACCAGATCGGCGGCACGGCGCAGGACGCGCAACTCGCCGAAACGCTCAAGATGAGCGATCAGCATATCGCCTTGGCCTACCGGATGCCGCTTCAGGCCCTCGGGATGGGCGGCAACGCCCCGCTCGGATCGACGGAAGCCCTGATGAACCAGTGGCTCGCAAGCGGCCTCGGTTTCGCGCTGAACCACGTCGAGGAGGCGATGGGCAACCTGTTCCGCCTCAAGGGTCAGCCCGACGAATACCTTGAGTTCAACACGCGGGTTTTGCTGCGATCCAGCTTCAAGGAGCGAATCGAGGGGCTGGCGCGAGGTGTTCAGGGCGGCATCTTCGCTATCAACGAGGCCCGGAACTTCGAGGACATGCCGGATGCGGAGGGCGGCGACGCCCCGCGCGTTCAGCAGCAGCTCGTCCCCCTGAGTTACGGCTTGCATATGCAGCCGCCACAGCCTGCGCCCCAGGCGCCTCCGCCGAGCGAGGATGAACCAGACGAGGAAGCTGATGAACGCCATCTCCCCGACGAAATCGTCCAGCGCCTCTATGACCACGCCGGCCCCCTACATTGATGCTCTTGAGCGCGCCCTTGGTCGGGTTATCGCTCAAAGCAACACCGAAGCGCAGCGCCAGATTGAATTGTTCTCGGCGCGCTGCGATGCGGCGCTGGCGGCATTCCAGGCAAAGCAGGGGGAACTTGATGCACGGATTGCCGATCTTGACCGCATCGTCACTGAGCGTGTCGAGGCAGGAGTAGAGACGCGGCTTGGCGAGATCGAGGCAAGGTTGCGCGAGACGACCGATGATGCGCCGCTGGTTACGCTTTCGAAGAGGGTGGATGCCGTGGAGTTGCGCGGCGCAGAGTTCGCGGCCGTGGAGACGCGGCTAACGGAAGTGGAGGCTCGCGAGGCTCCCGATGCGGAGTTCATCGCTCGCGGTGTGGTGAGCGCGGCAATCGCGGAGTTGCCTGAGCCGCGAGACTGGAGCGAAGAGATCGCCGAGGTTCGCGCGGCCATCCCCGAGCCAGTCGAGGTTCCCGATGTATCGGGGTTCGCGACGCGGGAGGAAGTCGAAGCGGTGCGCGCCGCGATCCCCGAGGTTCCCGAGCCGAAGGACTGGACGCCGGAGATCGCGGCGGTAGCGGAGCGATCGGCAAGTGAGGCGGCGACAATGAAGGAGGCCGCCATTGCAACACTTGAGGAAGTGCGCGAACGGCTGGCCCGCCATCCCGGCAATTTCCCCCGCCTGAAAGGCTGGACCGATGGCGTGCATTATACCGGGGACGTGGTGGTGCATGACGGCGCGACTTGGCAGGCGCGGCAGGACACCGGCAAGCCACCCCCGCACGAGGACTGGACCTGCATTGCGGCCAAGGGCGACAAGGGCGACGACGGCAGGAGCTGGACCGTGCGCGGCACCTATGGCCCGGAAGAAATGTATCATGCGCTCGATGTGGTGATGCTGGACGGGTCGTCGTTCGTGGCGCGGCAGGATGATCCCGGCGAGTGCCCCGGAGATGGTTGGCAGCTTGCGGCGTCGCGCGGCGGGCGCGGCAAGCCGGGCGAGAGCGCCAAGGCCATTCAGGGGAGGCCCGGCGAGCCGGTGATCGCTGCGGATGTATCCGACGACGGCGTGCTGACGCTGACGAATGGCGACGGCTCTACGGTGGAGGCCGATCTCTATCCGCTGCTTGCGAAGGTGCAGAAATGAGCCTGCGCATGGTCTCGATGCCAGGCGGTGCTCTTGGCCTTGCCGAAATCAAGGATCATGTCCGAATCGACGGCGCACATGACGACGCTCTTGTCGATTCGGACCTTCATGCAGCGATTGAGCAGGTCGAGCGTGCGGCTCATGTCGGGTTCTGCGGCGCGACCTGGGAATGGGCCGCTGATTGCTTCCCGAGCGGTAATATCGAGATGGGCTTTGGTCCGGTGACGAGCGTGGAGGCTATCACATACGTTGATGCGGAAGGCGCGCCGCAGACGCTTGCGCCAAGTGCCTACACGTTCGATGTGGTATCCACGGCCGGGCTGATCTTCCCACTCGATGAGTGGCCCGAGACGCACGAGCGCGCAAATATTAGGGTCCGGTTTGTCGCAGGAGACGGGACTATTCCAGCCCCGATCAATCGGGCGATCCGCATGGTGATTGCGGACGGATACGAGGGCCGGCTTGACGGCGGCGAGCTGACTGGCGCGGCTCAACGCATGGTCGGACAGTATCGGCGGGTCTGGTTTTGATT